CTCTACGGCTCTGCACTGACCTGGGACCAAGTCTCCGAGCTGCAAGGCGAAGCGATTGTTCTGTTCGCCACCGTGTTCGGCTTCCTGGTCCTGAAAAAAGCCATGAAACAGTGAGGTATCACCCATGCAACTGAACAAGCACTTCATCAAGAAAATCGGCCTCGGCGCTGCCGTTGCCCTCTCGGCTGCTGCCGGCTCCGTCTACGCGGCAGTCCCGGCCGAAGCCACCACCGCGCTCGATACCGCGGGCACCGACGTCGGCACCATCGGCTGGGCCGTCTTCGCCGTGATCATCGCCGCGATGGCGTTCAAGTACATGCGCCGCGCCCTGTAACCGGGGTTTTGCGCACTGCATGTGCCGAAGCAAACAAACCCCGCTCCGGCGGGGTTTTCTCTTCCAGGGGAAACGCCATGAGCTACGAACTGTACGTCCTGATCCTCACCACCCTGGCGTTTTATCTCGTGTTCTTTGGGCGGGTGTAGGGATGAAATTTCTTTTCCATTATTTCTATCTGACCCTTTTCTTATTTTCTGCTCAGACTTTTGCAGTTGATTACTACTGGTCTGGGGCGAATGGGTCGGGGGTTACCAAAAATGGCTCCAGTCCATCCGCCGTTTGCCAATCAATTTGGAATGATAGTGGCTACATTAAAGGCTCGGCTGCCCCGTATCTCACTGAACAAACAGCCACATCAGCCTCCTGCAATTACAGCTATCACCCGACCTGGGATCTGGTGAATGACTATTGGATCAAAACCGGCCTAACGCGCCATGGTGATAGTTGCTCTGGGGATGCCGAATACAACCCGTCCACCGGGGAGTGCGAGGCCCCTGAACCGGACCAGTGCGCCACCGAAACCGGCGAGTTCGTCCACGAGTACAACGCCGGCTCACTAGATCCTTCTGTGCCACCTTCGCTACCTCCAACTTCCATCTGTGAAAGCGGCTGCCTCTACAACCGCACCGCAACAGTCAAAGGCTGCAACCGCTTTCTGGAAGACACCACCGGCAAGGACCTGAACTCCGTTTATTGCAAAGTGGTTTACCAGGGCGCCGGCTCGCAATGCACGTCAAACAACCCGCCTCCCGGCAGCGTCTTCGACCAGCCGCCGTCCAAGCCCCCTGCCGACAGCACACCGCACTTCACCAGTGAAAATCTGTGCGGTGAGTGGGTCACCAATGCCGACGGCTCGCAATCGCGCAACTGCACCAGTAGCGAAAAGCTGAAAGAGCCCGGCCAGCTAAATTGCAGCAACGCTGCGGACTACCTGCACTGCACCACCGGCAAGCCAGCACCACGGCTTGAGGACACCACGAAAACCGAGGAAACCACCAAGACCACCAATCCGGATGGCTCCAGCAAGACGGAAACCACCACCACGACCGACAAGACCGTCTGCGTCGGGGCAAAGCCCTGCACATCCACCACCGCCGAGGAAACCTCGACGTCCGAGACGGATGCCGAGGGCAAGCCCGGCGACGAAACCAAGTCCTGCACAGGCTCCGGTTGCACGCCGGATGAAGGCGAAGGTGAGGATGAAGGCGAGGAAGGCCCGGAGCGTTTGGCCTCGGCCGGTTCCTGCGATGCGTCGTTCTCCTGTAGCGGCGACCCGATTGATTGCGAGGTGCTGCGGCAGCAGAAGGAGCAGCTTTGCCTCGCTGAGGAAATGTCCGATTTCCCCAAACAGCAATCCGCCATCGAGGCCGCTGTTACTGGCGACCGGTTCCAGCTGGATGAAGGTAACGGCGTCATCGACGTGCCGTCCTTCATCAACCAGGGCACCCGCTTTCTCCCGTCCGCCTGTCCTGCCGCCGAGAGTTTCAGCCTGACCACGGCCGGCGGTCGCACTTTCCAGCTCAGCTACGAACCGCTTTGCCGCGCCGCCAGTGACCTGAGCGGCCTGTTCGTGGCTGTGGCCACCGTTCTTGCCGCCCTGTATGTGGGCCGCGCCGTAGGAGGTCAGTGATGCAGTTTCTATTCATCGTTCAGATGCTCGTGATCATCGTTGGACCGCTGGTGAAGATGGTGCTGAAGATGATCGGTTTCGGCTTTGTCTCCTACATGGGCTTCAACCTCATCATTGGCCAAGCGCAGGACTACCTGTTCGGGCTGATGGGCGATGTCGGCCCGGTGATCCAGGGCATTCTCGGACTGGCCAAGTTTGATGTGGTGGTGAACCTGTATTTCGCCGCGATCTCCACGCGCTTCGTCCTGGCCGGCATCGACAAGGCGACTGACCGCAAACGCAATCAGGTCTGGCACAAGCCGGGCGGCACCTCCATCGAAGCCTAAGGAGGCGCCGTCATGCTCGTTATCCGCACCGGCAAGCCCGGCCACGGCAAGACTCTCAACACCATCCGCGAAGTCGATCAGAAGGCCCACGCTGAAGGCCGGGTCGTCTACTTCCACAACATCAACGGCCTCAAACCCGATCAACTGCAAGCGCAGTGGTTTGTGTTCGAGGACCCGGAAAAGTGGTTCGAGCTGCCGAACGATTCGATCATCGTGGTCGATGAAGCGCAGGGCTGGTTTGGCGCTCGCGATCCACGGGCGCGACCGCCGGAGCACATCACCCGCTTCGAGACGATGCGCCACCAGGGCCACGAAGTGCACCTCGTCACCCAGGATCCGCGCTACCTCGATGTCCACCTTCGCCGGCTGTGCAACGCGCACATCCACTATTGGCGGGTGTTCAAGTCAGCCCAGCTGCTGCGCTTCGAATCGGAAGTGGTGGTGGAAAAAGTCGAAGTCAAAAGCAGCTTCAAGGACGCCGACAAGAAATCGCTGCGCCTGGATAAGCGCTACTTCGGCGCCTACACCAGCACCAACGCCAAGCACCACTTCCAGACCAAAATCCCCACGAAGTTCATCCTCGCGATGTGCGTGATCCTGGGGGCTGGCATCCTCGTTTACCGCGCCTATGAGCGCTACAGCGCCGAGAAAGCTCAGGCCGAAGTCACTACGCCTGCGCCGGCCGGCAGCATGGTCGATCAGGTACGCGATACGGTCGGTGCGTTCATCAAGCCGGTCGGTGACGGCAAAGCTGAAGCGCCAGAAAGCACCGCCAGCTACATCGGTCGGCGCGTTCCTCGGGTGCCGCAGGTGCCATCGTCGGCGCCGATCTACGACGAGCTGACGCAGCCGGTGTCGTTCCCGCGGCTCTATTGCATGTCGAGCACCGACCCCGCCACCTACGCCCGCGAGTTCGGGCGGATGGCGCATGCGGTGGTGAACGGAACGCCTACCGTGTGCCAGTGCTACACGCAGCAGAGCACGCGGGTGGAAACCGACTTCGCCTTCTGCAAACGCGTGGTGGAGAACGGCTTCTTCGATCCGACCCTTCCCGACCGCTCCGCTCACGAGCGAACCCAGCAGGTTCAGAGCGCCCAGCCTGCGGCGATGCCAGCTTCCCAGCCTATTGCCGCGCAGCGGGTCAACGGACCGAGCCTGACCGTTGTGCCGTACCAAAAGGGGCAATTCCTGTGGTGATGACCGTCAGCGCGCGGGCGCTTGCGCTCTTTGCACGCGCGGCGAGGCACGAGCCGGCGTGCAAACGCGCGCGCTGACGTCCCTGTGAAACGTCCATGTTCGGCTCCGCTGGCGGCGTCCAGCTGTGTATCTACAACAAGACCGAACAGGCACGTGCGACGGACAAGCTCGACTTCTGGGAAAGCGTCTGGCGTCGCCGGGATTCGTTCGATTCGACCGATCCTGAAAACTACGACCCGGAAGCGGACGTGTGGCGCATCGAGCTGCGCTACCACCATTCGGTCATCCAGCAGTTCGCCAGTGGCTCGATCAGCGCAAAGACCGGCGAGGCCATCGAGACGGATTCTTACGCAGCGTTTTCGGGCCACCTTGACGGCCTGTGGCGCTACGGACTGTGCCAGTTCAAGTTGCTGCACCGTCCCGGGCAGTACGAGCCGATCTGGACGTTGATCCGCGACGACATTCGTGTCGATGTTCCGGTCGACTCCCTGGTCGATGAAACCGAGTACAAGCGCTACTACAAGACCTCGCGAGGCTTCTCCGGCAAGAACGTGGAACTGTTTCTGGGAAACTTCGTAAGCCTGCTGGCACGGGAGCGAGTGGGCGCTAAGACCGCATTTGATCGATTGAAGGAATGGGAATGCTGGCCGGTCATTCGCGACCACTACGCCGCCAAGGATATGAGCGAGCGTGACCTGTACAAGCACATCAAGACGCTGCTCCAAGAGCGCCATGTTCGATGGGGCAGAGCGGTCTGATGGCGATCCAGCAGCTCTCTGACGGTCGCTGGCGGGTCGATGTTGAGCCGGTCAAGGGCAAGCGGTTTCGCAAGACGCTGAGGACCAAGGCCGAGGCAATGCGCTTCGAGGCGACCTGTCGAGCCAAGTGCAACGAATCGAACGATTGGGCTCCACGGCCAAAGGACAAGCGCAGACTGTCAGAGCTGGTCGAGCTGTGGTTCGATCTTCACGGCGTCTCGCTCTCCGATGGCGTTCGACGTGTGGCGATCCTGCGGGCGTGTGCCAAGGCGATGGGCGACCCGATAGCTCGTCTGGTCGATGGCGCAAAGATCGCCGCCACGCGCGCACGTTGGATGGCAGCAGGCGTAACCGGCAAGACGGCGAACAATCGGCTCGGCTACCTGAAAGCCGTTTACAACGAGCTGCACAAGCTCGACGTGATCGACTATCCCTGTCCCTTCACCCGTATTCGTCCGGTTCGGTTGCAGGAGCGGCCGCTGGCCTACCTGACCAAGCCGCAGATTTCGGAACTGCTCGATGCGCTCCAGGCTCGGACCACGTCTCCGCATCCGGCGATGGTGGCGCGAATTTGTCTGGCGACCGGGGCGAGGTGGGGTGAGGCGCAAGCGTTGCGACCGGAGCGGATCAGAGGCAATGCCCTGGTGTTCGCCAATACCAAGTCCAAGCGGGTGCGGATGGTCCCGGTAACGCCTGAGCTCGTGGCAGCGATCAAGAAGCACTGGCAGACGCACGGCCCGTTCACCAACTGCATCGGCGTGTTTCGGCTGGTCCTGCTCTCGACCACGATCAAGCCACCACGCGGACAGGCGAGCCACATCCTGCGCCACACCTTTGCGGCGCACTTCATCATGGGCGGCGGGCACATCGTGACGCTGAAAGAGATCCTGGGCCATGCCTCGCTGAATATGACGATGAGGTATGCGCACCTTGCGCCAGAGCATTTGCATGATGCGATCAGGCTTGGTCCACTAGCATCATTGAGCAGTCCCTGCGTCACTGACTCTGAGAGTTTATGAAGAACCTTTTGGCTGTTTTGTTGATTTCCAGCAGCGCCTTTGCTGCAGATCCCGCACCTTACGACTATCAGATTCACAAGGCGAAGTTCGAGTCGATATTCATCCAGCATCCAAAGTGCGCTCCAGAGCGTATGGAGTGGTCTCAGATGGAATGTTCGAACTTCAAGGCGAGAGCGTCGAAGCGCTTCAGTAAGGAGTGGGTGGCGCATTCCTACTGGGATGGTCATCGAGTCATTGATAACCCGGAGGCAGATCAGCGCGTGAATGCTGAGATCTGGCACAGGTAACCGTTTGGGCGATAGGGCATGACAGGTCTATTCGATGAGCTTCTCGAAAGCGTCCAGCAGATGGACGAGATTCATCGTGGCGAGCGTGAACCATCTCGTCGGTTCGTCGTGAAAGAGGCTGATGTTGGCTTAAAGCAAGCCGATGCTGGGGAAGGGGTTTTCGACACTTTTTCGACACCACTAAAAGCCAGAAACGAAAAAGCCCTGTAA